ATCCGCTGCACGTGATCGCCGTCTCCCCGGCGCTGAAGCTGATCGCCGTTACCGTATGCTCTTCAGTAAAATCATGGTGCGGAATGATGAAAACATTGTTCACCGCCAGCAAATCCGTGGCATCGCCGCTGACCTTGATTTGCGTCGCGCTCACGCGCGCGGTGATCGCGCCGACAAATTGCCGCAACAACTCCACCCGCCGCGTAAACTCCGCGCCGGTGTAGCGTTTTTCCTGCTCGATGATTGTCCGGCTATCGCTGAATGTTTTCATATTGTCTCACCCCTCTCTTTTTAAGAGAGGGGCAGGGGGTGAGTTAATTATTCGCTAAATACCGCCGACTGCAACTTCCTCTCCTCCCGCCGCAACTCCCGCTTCACTTCCGGCCGCAGCACTTCATCCGTCAACCGCACCGCCGTCCGCCGGTCATTCAGCGGCGAAGCGAAATGATTGTTGATCACCAAATGGCCGCGCTCGTTCCGGCCGGCGCGCGCTTCCCGTTCGCTGGATTGGCGCTGTCCAGATCGCGCCACTCGCTCGGTTGCCGCCGGCGCCATCGCCTCGACGCGCGGCAACGGATTAGCGCCGGCCAGCGCCACGTTCGCCATCGGCGTAAAAAAATTATTGACGAAATGACTGATGTTCTGATTCGTGCTCTGCACCACTTCATTTATCGTCCGTCCAACGTTTTGGCTTACCGCCGCCGCGCCGGTGGAGAATTTAATGCCGCGCGCCAAAGCCCGTTGCAGCAACTCATCGGTGAACGCATCGAACTTCCGCTGCGGCGCGACCACTTCAAACGCATCGCTGCGGCCTTCGCCAATCATCGCCAGCGTCGGCTTGGTCGCCACCGTGCCTTCGGCCAGCGCCGCAATGCGCGCCTTCGCCACTTGCAACAAACCCGCCGCGATGATCAACGGCGCCGCATTTTTTAATGCTGAAAAAGGATTGATCACCGCTTCGATGATCGATTTTATTTTGGCCAACAAAAAATATCGTTCAATCGCTTCCAGCGCTGTGGTGAGAACAGCTTTCCAAAAAGCCTTGAAAGCATCGCCGCCGATTTTAATAGATTCCGCGATGGCCAATCCAATCGCCGCAATGCCGTTGCGCAGATCGCCGGCAATGTTCATCGCCTGGTCGCGCTGCTCTTGCAGAATCGCTTTTTGTTTTTCCGCTTCCTGCCGTTGTGCTTCGGTTTCCAGCTGAAAAATTTCCCGCTTCCGGCTGATCCATTCTTCGCTCCACACCGCAAAATCATCCAGCCGCGCCCGCAGATAATCCAAATATTGCTCGCGGCTGATCTCGTTGGTGTCCGCTTCAAATTTCGCCTGGCTATCCAGCGCCGCCATCGAGTTGGCAAAATTGTTTTGATGATGCTTCTGCGTTTCTTCATCCTGCTTGCGAAAAACTTCTATAATCCCCGTGCCCATCTCGCGGGCTTTTTTCAATTCTTCCTCTGAATAAAAACCTTTGAGCTTGATGATTTCCTGCTGTGCGCCCAGCCAATCATTATCCCACTTGGTAAAATCCTGTTGCCGCGTTTGCAAATAAGCCAGATATTGCTCGCGGCTGATCTGCTGATTTTCAAATTCAAAGTCCCGCTGGTTATCCAGCCGCGCCTTTGCTTCTTCATCCGCTTTTTTATTCACCGGCGCTGGCGCGATATTGCCGCGTTCAGCGCTTTCGAGCACGAATTTTTGTAATTCTTTGATCTGGCCTTGCAGCTCTTTTTTGCGATTCAGCAAATTCGCCGTCAGCGTTTTGTCGATCTGGTTATGCGCCGTATTAAAAGCCGCATTCTCAAACGCCGTCTGCACGCTGCGCAGTTCGATGCGCGCCCAGGTCAATTTCATCATCGCTTCCGCTGCCGAGAGCTTGGTCAAGCCGGTGCGAAATTTATTCAACGATTCTGCCGCGGCGTCAATGCCCTGCGCTGCGCCTTGCGTTTTGCTTTGCAGACCAAAAAACAATCCCGCCGCCACGCTCAAGCCCGTGAGCAGCCAACCGACCGGCCCGATCATCGGCAAGAGCACCCGCAACGCCCCGCCAAAAAGATACGCCGCCGTCGTCACCGCCCCGAGCGCCACGACTAAATTTTTCCCCGCCTCGGAAAGGCTGTTGAACCAATTCACCAAATCCGTCACTAATTCTAACAACGGCGTCAATCCCGTCTGTACCATTTGCCCAACCGCCGCGCTGGTTTTCTGCAATGCCGTTGCCAGCAGCGCTTGCTTGCCCGGCGCGTCATTCAGAAAGCTTTGATATTCGCCCTGCACTTTCAAGCCGTCGTTCATCACTGCATTCAGCAGCGCCTGCGCCTTTTCTTGATCGTTCAGCTTCCCGGCCGTCGTGCCGATTTGCTTCGCATACTCTTCGTAAATCGCCGAAGGATTTTTCTGAAACAGTTTATCCGTTCCTTCGTCAATGCCGAGAATGGCCTGATTGATCGCGATGAGCGCTTGCTCGGCGTCGAGTCCCTGCGCCGCAGCCAAGTCCAGCAGGCGGCCGATCGCATCGCCGGTTTTGCCCAGATCACCGGCTTTGCCGGTCAGTTTGCTTACCGCTATAGTAAATTGGTTGGCTTGCTGGGTGGAGAGTTTGAAGGTCGATTCGGCGTTTTTGGCAATGGAGGTAAGAGTGCCGAGGTCTACACCGGTAAGCTTGCTGGTGGCCGCGAGCTGGCGATTGGCCTGCGAGAGAGAATTAGCCGACTCATTGACGTTTTTCAGAAACAGCACGAGTCCGGTTCCGGCAATGGCATTGTTGATGCTCAAAAAACTCTCGCGCACCCCCGCCAATCTCCCCTTCAGATCGCGCGAAAATTGCTCGCCGCCTTTGAGCTTTAAAAAACCAACAATTTCATTGATTGTCGCCATTTTTGAAAGTCCCCTTCTCTTTTTAAGAGAAGGGGATTTAGGGGATGAGTTCTCAGCGTTTCAAGCTCTTGCGCTCTTCGATTTCCTTCAGCCGCCGCGCCTTTTCAGCTTTGGAAACTTTACCTTTGGTAAAATCCAGTCTTCCCGAAAAACCATGCGCAATTTCTGCCAAGCTTTCCTGCTCCGGCGCGGCGCTATGGCTGCTTTGAATTTCCGGTCTGCATCCTCCCAGCTTCATGCCATGCAGCCCGGCTTCAAATTCCAGCCGCGATCTTTTTTCGCGCCGCCGCCATTTCACCCACTTAAAAAATAAATCACCTGGCTGCTGCCCGATGATTTCATATTGCGCAATATCCCCGCTCGCCACTTCAAAGATCAACGCTTCGATATTTTCGATCAGTTCGTCAATGTCAAAGGCGTGGCGGTTTCCGCTGCCGGCGCTTTCATCTTGTCCATTTGTTTGTCGAGCCGCTTCCACCACGACTCGTTGAATGACAAAAAATCTTCCACCACCTCGGCGATAAGATCGCCATCCACAACGCCAAAAGATTCAAGATTCTCCGCATATTTTTGTTTGTCAAATCTGGTTTGCTCATTGGGAATGAGCACGGTTGCAAAAAACTCTTCGATTTTGTCGTGCTCGATGATCTGATCAAAGATCATATTGAATTCAAGCTTGCCCTCGCCGATCAATTGCGCCATGCCCAATTCTTTGAGCAGCTTCAAAAACGCTTTGATCTGATCGACCGACATAACCCCCTGCCGGTATTTTTTCCCATCAATCGTATAAATTTTTTGCTTCATCGTGGCTCCTTTGCTTTTTGCCTTTTGCTTTTTTCTCTTTGCCTTACTTATGGCAGATCGCCGTCGTCGTATTCGCTGTAAAATCCGCCCAGCTTATTGCTGTTGTCCGGATCTTGCGTCGCCTTGAGCATCACCGGAATAAAACGATGCCCGCCGATTTTGACCGCCTGGTTGAATTTTGCCATCGGCGCCATGCGATATCCCGTCCACACATCATAAAGCGCCACGTCCTGCGCTTGCGGCGCTCGCACTCGCGCGCGATAATATGTTTGTGGCTGATAATCCGAAAATTCAAACGATTCGTTTGGAACATCATCGCCGGAATTATCCGTCACTTGCGCGGTTGGAAAGCCAAAAGACAGCGCAATATTGCGCGCCCGATGTTCAATGAGCAAACATTCAAAACTGAAATTGTGCGCAATCTTTTCGATCTCGCGCAAGCCCAGCGATACCCCGTCTTTCAATTCGGCATAATCCGCTTCATAAATGACGGTCACGCCTTCTTCATTGGGGACGCCCAAATCCACCGGCGAGGTAAAGTCACCGCCATAAGCATCCAATTCAATCGTGGCCCCTCCGATTCTCGTCCGAAATTCCGTTGCTGGCATCTTCGCCTCCTACTTGATGATATGTAAATTCGGCTCTTGATTTTTTAACGCTTCCAAATCATGTGCATCCACCAAAGTTTCCGCGTCAATCACCAGATGATACTTCCGGCCATTGACTTTCCGGATCGCCCGGCCATATTGCACCAGTCCCTTGAATTGCAGCCTGCACTTCACCGCCGCGCCGGCTTTCACTTCGATCTTTTTTTCCGCTGGCGCATTGACCGTTGCTGTTTTTTCCTCTGCTGCCATCGTTCACCTCGCTTATTTTAATGATAAAACCATGTTGCGATACACATAGCGCGCCGCCAACTCCATGCGCACAAACACAAACTCCCCGTCCTGATGCTGATGCTCGCCAAACGCCCGATTGCGGATCATCGTCATCTCCGGATGGCTCGTAATGCCATTCGCATAACTCGTGGATGACAACCGGCCATCCGTCAACAAAACTTTTTCCACTTTATTCGCCAGCTCTTCCGCGGCCACTTCCTGCGTTTCGCGATAAGCTGCTGCGCTGGTGCGCTTGTCGATTTGCACCAACGCATTCAACTCGATCACCCCTTCGACCTGCTTATAGTTTCCCACCTGCGCTATTGTGGCTTCACTCAGCCGCCGCACTGCCACACAAGTAGGCGCCATGCCCGCAAATTCATTTTTAAAAATCGTCACGCCGTCCAGTTCTTGGCCGGCGCCGGTGTTGGCTGTTAAAGTTTCCGTGACCGCAGTATAAAATTCTTTCATCGCTTTCGGGGACTGATTTTCTTGCGGTAAATTTTATTGCATTCTTTGCCGAGAACGAGCCTTTGCAGATAATACAACTCTTCTTCAAGCTCTTGGCGCGGCGCCGGAAAATCTAATTCCAAACCCGCCAAATGCTTCGCCGCCGCCTTGCGGATTTCCTGTCTGATCGCGGCTCTCATACAAACTTGCTGCTCTTAAACTTTCCTTTGATCTCCGCATAAAAAACTTTCCCCGGCGATTTCGTCTTCATCAATTTCAAGTGCAACTTTTTCGGCACATCTTCATATTGATAAACCGCGCCGTCTTTGAATTCAACTTCCAATATCTCCGCATCCGGATCATATCCGATGCTTTTGATGTTGCTCGATTTGACTTTGGCTTGTTTCATAATTATTCCTTAAACCCCTTCTCTTCCTAAGAGAAGGGGCAGGGGATGAGTTACCCAAAAATCAATTGCCCCAGCTTCGGCGCTTCTTCCTCAAACGCCTGCTTCAGGAACGGGCGCGCCCGCATACCCCGAATGGTCACTTTCTTGAAAGGATGCGGCGCGCCCGGCCAGAATAATGCCTTTTTATTTTTCGCTTCCACCACAAACGGCTTTTGCTTCGGCCCGTAAATGCCCGTGCCTTCGTGAACATAAATCGCAGATGACGCCGTGAATTTCACCATGCCCACCGCCTCGAAACCGCTGCCGGAAATTTCCGAAGTTCCCGACTGCTTCAAATTAGTCCCCTTGCGCCCGCCGCGCGTGCCGCCGGCAAAGCGCGCGTAGGGCGCTAACTTCACTGCCTTCGCTTCGATCAGCAGCGTCGTTTTTCTAATCCCGCGCTCGACTTGATGCGGCAACTGCGCGCTAAAATCGCGCAACTGCTTATCGTCAAGCTCGATGGTTGCTACCGGAAATTCGGCCATATCTTCACGTTCGTCGTAACGCCTTCAGGCGTCCTTATTTCCTAATCAACAAAAATTTCAAAACCTGCACGATCACTTTGACGATATTTTCCCCGTTCTCGATTTTCGCCGCAATGCGCTGTGTGCCATCGCTAATTGGGCTGAAATTCTTCGCGCCAAACAACGTGCCCAGCACCTTGCCGAAATTCTTGCCCCAGAAAAATGTCACCGCCGCCAGGCCGCCGATTACCAAACCATAGCCCACGCCGTCAGCGCCAAGCCCGTATTGAAATAAACCGTAAAGCAGGCTCACTATGCTGGTCAGGAGCAAACCTTTCCAACCGTCGATGTCAATAACTTCTTCCAAGCCGTTGCGCAACAACGTCACGCTGCCGATCACCGCCACGATTTCCAGTTTGGTTTTTTCGTTGAAAAATTGCTCGTACAACGCCGGCAAGCTTTCCTGCAACAGCAGCAAAAAATAATTAAATAGCATGCCTAACATGATCAACTCCTTTGTCTATTGTCCTTTGCCTTTTGCTCTTTGCTCTTTTCCCCTCACTCCGGCCAATCTTCATCAATCACCGCCCCCTCGTCATCTAATGCAAAACTAATTCCAATCGGCGAACCCCCGCCGCCATCATCCGCAATGTAATCTTGCGCCGCAGCTTCGGCCTGGCGGATGAAGCTGTCTTGCATCTTCTCGATGTCCGTCATATTGCGATAACGGAACGTCGATTCACCAATCGTTCCTTCGGCTTGAATCCCCGCCGCATTGCCGCCGCTGTTGGTCATCACAATGTTAAAACTTGCCATGCCCAGCGCCAGCGCCAAATAAGCTTCCGCATCGGCTAATGCCGTCGTCTGAGACGAAGCCGCGCTGAAGTCACGCGGGTTGCCGAGGCCGGCGGCTTCAGTCTCAGACACGGCATAAGCGCTTGCCCCTACCCACCTTGACAAGCGCTTACCCGCCGTGCGCAGATGTGGGATAATCACCGCATCGCTAACCCCATCCGGCAAATTCCCCGTCGTGCGCACGTGTTGAGCATCGGCCACGCTCATACAATCTTGCCCTCTTCGCGCAGCGTCGTCGCCAACCCCGCGCTGATCGTGGCTTTGTCACCGGCCTTATATTCCTTGCCGCTGACTTCGGTTTTTTTCTTGAACGTCACTTCCACGTCCGTCGGCTCTTTGCTCGTCGAATCGCTGACCGCCGCTTTCACTTCGATCAGCTCGCCGCTATGCAGCCGCGCCGCGATGAAAGAAGTTTTCGGCACTCGCTGGCCTTCCGGTCCGGCCGTCTTCACCACGCTGATCGCCGCGCCGGTAAGCGGATCAACCAAACCCGCCCCGCGCGCCGCCAGCTTTTTTCCGAGCTTGACGTTTATCATTTGCACACTCATGCTGACTCCAAAATTGATCATCGCTCACTGATTACTGTTTACTGAAAACTGCTCACTGCTTTTACGGTTCATCATCCGTCAAATCCCACACCCGCGCCGCATTCCCGATGATCCGGCCGTAACCGACCACCTGCGAGATCGCGATATTTTCCCACTGCGAAGTGATCAGCTTCTCCGTCTCGGTAAGCTGCGCATTGGCTTCTTCGATGCGTTCCAGCGCATTGGCGCGATTCACCCCGAGAATGCTGGTCGCGAGAATGGCGCTGCTCGGATCATGTCGTTTAACCGGCGCGCCGAAGGGATCGATCGGCCGGCCGGTGTTGATGAAATTCGCCGCGATGATCGAATCTTTGAACTCCGTGATTTTGAACATCGCTGCCCAATTGGTTTTGTTCGCCGCCAAAATGTCCAGCTCGTATGGCTCGAACTCCGCGAGAAAGTCGATGAAATGGTCGTAAGAGATCGCACCCAGCGTATCGACCGGCGCGCTGTTGGAATTGCCGTCGCCATTGATCAAAACCGAAACCGCGTCTTCGGTTTTGTCCAGCATCATGCGCCAGCCCACGAGCTGGAGAAATACCGCCATTTTGTTGGCGCGCAGCCGGCGAATGTGCTCATAGGTTTGCTTGATCACCATGCCGTGTTTTTTCAGCTTGATCGTCGTCTCGCCGACCGTCAACGCGATTACCGGCATTTCCGCGCCTTGCCCGACGATACCGGCGCTCACCTCCTGCGTCTCATCGACGATGGAAGCCTGATACGTGCCGCTGTCGATCATCGTCGTCGTCGCGATCAAATCTTCATCGCGCAGCGTGTACCGGCCCATCAACATGCCGATGCGCACTTGCTGGTTAATGAACTCCGGGAAAAGGACGCGCGATTCCGGATTGTTGTACCATTCTTCCAGAGTCGCCGCCGCCTGGCCGGCGATGTTAAGATTCCGTACCGCCAATTGCCGCTGAAACGCATCCAAACGGCAACCCGGATAATTCGCCGAAGGATCCATCTCTTCGAGAAATTCCGTCAGCGTCTGGCCTTGCCGGCGGGCGTCGTCATACATGCCCTTTTCGACGCTGATTTTTTTCAGCGCCGATTTTTTAACCGTGCCATCCGGCCCGCGCAATCCCGCCGCCATCGCCGCCACGTCAAAACCGTTGGCTCTGGCCAGATTGAGCAAATCTTCAAAAGTCGCTTGTCGCATTGTTTTGTCCTCGTTAAAAATTAAAATTCCTTTTCAACCCCCCTTCTCTTCCTAAGAGAAGTGGCCGGGGGATGAGTTATCCAAAATCTACCACGCACGTTCCCGCGTCCGTATCCACGCTCTCCACGAAAAACGGAATCCCGTTCGTCGCATCGATCTGCACCGCGCCGGAAGCGCCGCACTCCAACTTATTATAGTTGCCCGCGGTCGGCGCCGTGCTGGTGTAAGGCACTTCCACTAAGCCGCGCACCTGCACCGTGATCACGTCGTCTTCGATGTTGCTGATCGCCCCGCGAAAATGCTCATCCGCGCCGCCCACTTTGGCCAAGCCGCCGGTCGTAATGCTGGCCGCTTTGCCTTCATGCGTTCCCTTCGTCACCGTCCCGCTTTTTTCATAGGACAGATACTCAGCAAACTTTCCGGATTTTTTATGCGTATTCCACGGCATCATACACCTCGGTTTCTACCATTTGCGTGACGCCACGAAAATGGTTTTGCTTTTATTTGCCCATGCCCGCTCGCGCGAGCTTGATTTTAACGCAATCTAAAATTGCTTTCCCGCACCGGCTTTTCCGCCGGTTGACCGCCAACTTTCGGCGGCTCTTCCACGCTCGAGCGCCGCTCGCAATTTTTGCTCCCGCAATCCATGCACTTCATCGGCAGCTTCGCTTCCAGCTTCGCGCCGTATTCTTTTTCCAGATCGCCGAGCGCTTCCCATTCCAGCTTGTCCACCACCGCCTGCAAACCCTTGCTGTTTTCCCCGTCCACTTTCACGATCAACGCTTTCACGCCGTCGCGCTTCTCGCCCAACAGCTTATCGAACTGCCCGGCCTTCGCCGCCAAACCCGTCCGCTCGCCGCGCAACGTCGCATTCGCCGTGCTGATTTGTTGCGCCTGTTCGATCAATTCTTCCGGCGTCGCCAGTGCCTGCACACCCAGCGCCTTCGCCAAGCTTGCCACTTGCTCATCACTCAAAACAAATTTCATCTTTTTGCCTCCAAGATTTTCTTGCTGTTTGTTTTTTGCCTTTTGCTCTTTGCTGTTTGCCTTTTGCAGTTTATCAGCTTCTTCATCCGCTCCCTCGTGCACCAGCGCCACGTGCCGGTATTCTAAAATTTCACTTACCATAATCCGCACGATCTGGCCGTCGATCTCTTCCCCGATCAAATTCCAAAACTGCCAGCTTTCCAATTCCGGATGCGATGGCTCCCATTCAAACATCAATGAGATCGAGCAGCTTTCCACCAGCGGCGGCTCCGCCATGATCTGCCGCGCTTCGTTCGGCGCCAGCTTGTAATCAATCATCACGTCGATGTTGATCCCCGGATAACTCTGCTCCCCGCCCGCCTCGCTCCATTGCGCCGCCGAAATGTAGCCGATGATATTCTGCGTCAGGTCGGAATGATTGCGATGGAATTTCAACGGCCGTCGCCGCGTTCCGCCCGCGCCCTTGGTCAGCATCAGCGGCAGGCTCGCCAACAGCATTCCCGGTCGGCTGAAATCCAGCCAATAACCTTCCGGCCCCAAATACGCCGCCGAGATCGCGCGAAACTTGGCCAGCAACCAATCTTCCGGCTTGGGAATCACATCTTCCACCGACTCCGGATTCACTTGCAAATTCGCCGCTTTCATTTCCCCGCGCTTCACGCCCTCCACCGGCATCCGCAAACTCACCCGCGCCCGATTGTTTTCCATCAACTCAAACCACGCCGAAATTTTCGCTTCCATTTTTCCCATCGCTTTTCAATTATTCTGCCGAAAAATCATTCTGCCAAAATTCTTGGCCGAGCTTTTATTTTCCCACGGCTTTTGAACGTTCAGAACGCGTTCAAAATCTTCACCACGCGAAGCACCCGGCTTCATCGTAGGTCAGAACGGCCAAACGCGCCACGGGCATTTTACGCCGGTTTTCGCTCGGTTGCGATCAGCCGCGTTTTACAGTTCGGATGATAAGGCGGAAATCCCCATCCGTCTCGCACCGCGCCGTCCAATCCGCGCGCATTGATCCGCTGCTCCGTCACCGTCGCAAGCTGCGCCTGAAATTGTTCCGGCGTTAGCTTGCTCAGTTCATCCACCGCCTGCCGCGCTGCTCCCACCGGAATGATCTTTCCCGCGAGAAACTGGCAAATCTCCGCTTCCGGCGAAGGGTTGTAAATCTCGGCGTATTCAAAGCCGGCTTCATCAAGCTGCCCGATCTCCGCCCACGTCCGCATCCGCTGCACGGAGGTATTGATGATCCGCTGCGCTTCATAATCCGTCATCGTTTCCAGCGCATCTTGCGCCAGCAGCTTGAACTCCATTAGCGCTTCTTCGCTGGTGCGCTGAAAAATCCCTTCCCCGCCTTCGATGAACCGGCGCTTCAGAAAATCCAAAACGCTTTTTTCCGTTGGCTCATTGAAAATATATTTGCTCAGATAGAAGCGGTCGATGCGCCGCATGAAATTCAGCGTCCGCCGATCCACCGCGTCCATTACAAAACTGATCGCCGGCGCCTTCGCAAAAATCGCGCGATCTTCCACGCGGTAAAATTCATACACGCCCTTCACCGCTTCTTTGATCGCCGCCTGCGCTTCCGTGCTGCTCATGGCATCGACATAAATCGGCGAGAGCGCCGCAAACGCCTTCGCCGCAAAATCTTCGGCTGAAGAAAAATCACTAAACCGCGAGCGCCGCACAAATCCCAACAACACCTCCACCGCTTCTACGGTTGAGTTTTTCAAATGCGGCGAAATCTTTTTAAGATACTTGTCAACCCACTTCTGCATAATCGCCCGCGTCTCGGCTTCGCTCACCAAACTTCTTTTCGCCAGGCTCACCACCGCCCGATCCCGCAGAAAATCATATCGCCCCATCTCCCGATTATATTTCAACCGATAGCGCCGGCTCGCCTTGACTTCGGACATCGGACTCCCGACCTCGGATAATCTCCCCACCTCAAACCAGGACTCATATCCCAACTCCTGCGCCGCTTCATCCGGCGAGATCATCCCGACCTCGGCCTTTTTGATCACCGCCCGCTCGCGCGTCTCTTGTGCCTGCGCTTCGGCCAGCGGATCGCGCGCCGGATTATCATTGAATTGAAACGCGATGTTATCCACTGGAATGCTTTGCAAGCGCAAATCCAGCCGATAGGTTTCCTCCATGCGCCGTTTCGCCAGCCGCCGGATATTATTGCCTTCGCGAATCATGAACATGTACACCACGTTGGCGAAGCTCTCCGTGCTGCGATACGAGCGGCCAATCATCATCGGATCAACACCCGCGCCGCTGGCCACTTGCTCTTCATTCATGTTCCAGACTTCGCTGGTGCCCTTCGCGTCGCCGGTGATATTGTGATGCTCCAAAGTTTGATCCGTGTACTTCACCATCAAACCCTGAAAAAAATTTCGGTTCACATCATTGAGCACCGCGCTCAAATAGCGCTGCTTGCGGTCATTGAACTCTTTATCCGTTTCCCCGGCCTTGCGCGGCGGCGCCATCAGCGAGAGCGACACAATGCCGAGCAAACCCAGCTTCCGCACGATGAACTTGATATTCTTCACCATGTCCCGCTGCGTCAGAATCGCGTCAATCGCCGCCAGATACAGCGGCACCGCATACGGCGAATTTTCCATCGTGCGATACGCATAGTAATGATAGGTCAACTCATTCAACTCGACCATCTCCCCGCTGCTGCGCAAAAGCTGAAACGGTTTGTATTCGCCGTCCAGTAATTTAAAACGGATGCGCGGCGTCGGCACGATCACCACTTTCTGCACCCCGTCCAGCTTCGGCGTCAACACGTCCTCGCTGCTAATCGCCCCGGTCACCGCGATCTGCTCGATATAATGATTGATCAACCCATCGACGCCGGCGCTGCGCGGATAGATGTTCTGCGCCCGGTCATTCAACCGTCCATGCGCCTTTTCCATTATAGCATCAGTGCGCGCTTCGATATTCACCGTATGGCCGTTGTTCGATAGGTTGATCAAATTCGTCGTCGCATGATTCAGGTCCGGATTCACCGCCGCGATCCGGCTTAAAAATTCCAACAACTCGAACGGCACCACCGGATCGAGTCCATGAAAATCCTGCATGAACTCGCCCATCCGCCCAAAGATATTCGCCGTCTCCTCAACACTGGATCGCCCCGTCGCCGGCGCTACCGGATCAGACTGCGCCATTTCAATGATCGAGCGCAACCTCTCACCCTGCGCCGGCGCATCTTTCACATACCCAAACGTGCCGAGAATTTTTTCAATCCAGTTCGCCAATTTATTTTTCCTTATCCCCCTTCTCTTCTCAAGAGAAGGGGGCAGGGGGATGAGTTACTCTCTTGCAAAATTCCCAAACACCGGCGCCATCCCCGCAAACTGCGCTTCATATTTCGCCAACAGCGCCGCCGCGGTCGCCGCATAATTTCCCGCGTGGAAGTAATGATTCTCCACGTTCTTTTTAAAGCGAAATACTTTCTTGCCCAGCCGCAGATCGTCCACTTCATCCTTCTGCGAGCCGATAAGATGATGGATCGCAAACGTCGAATCCTCAAAATCCACCTCCCGCCCATCCGCTTCGATCATGCGCTCCGGAAAAATAATCTTCGGCAACTCTGGCGTGAACAAATCACAGTAAGCATCCAGCGCCTGCTCGCGATCCTGCGAAATCACTTTGTACGTCTGGCCGAAATGCTCGTGCTGATCTTCCTTGACTTCATTGCCCTTGTAGAAATTCAGCGTCACGTTCTCCGGAAAGCGATACGCCAGCCGCCGCGCTTCCGTCGTCAGCGGCAGCGCATCTGAAACCAGCATCATGCAATTCATGCTCACCATCAGTTCCGCCATCGTCTCTTCCAGGCGGTCGCTGTTGATCTCCTGCACCCAGATCAGCCGCATGATGTCGTCAATGAAATCATAAAATTCGGCGTAACACGTATTGCCCAAATCTAACCCGCCGATGCTCCACGTTGCCCCTTTGCGCAATTCATATTTGCGTTTCAACTGTATCAACGTATCACGGCTGATTCGTTGTAAGTCACCCGCGTCTGGAATGGCTAACATCGAAGAATGCAACTCCGTGCGCTTGCTCTTGCGGCTCGCGCTCTTCTGCCAGCGCCGCATGATCTTGTTCAGATCGCGCCCTGCAAAAATCACCTGCGGCATCCGGTAGCTTTGAATTTGCCGCTCCGGAAATTTTGACACCCAATGAAAATTCTTCTTGCGTTCATACGGCTTTTGGCATTTCACACACACCACTTGCCAATTGCCCGCAGGATCCTGATTAACGCAACGCGGATGCGGCTCCCGCGCCAGCGAGCTTTGATAAAACATCTCCTCCAGATTTTGCCACTCATTGCAGGCCGGACATTTCATCAAACACACATTCTGCTTGCCGCTTTGATAGCCAACGTCCGCCGGTCCGCCCGGATAAATCTCGCGCGCGAAGCCGATCAGTTGGCCGAAGTCCGAAGCGTCCATCCGCTCCTGCATCATGTCAATGCTCTTGCGCTCGATGATGGTGACTTCATCTAACATCACCGCGTCCATTGGCCGGCTCAGTGTTTCCGAGAGCACGTTGGCGCCCAGAAAATAAACATAGTGCGGTCCGGCGCTGTAAAACATTTCCGTCTCGTGCATCTCGTACATCGCGCGCAGTTCTTTATTCTGCTGAATCTGCTCTTTGCTGAAGCGCGTTTTCATAAACGGCTTGATCATTACCTTATCCGGCAGCGCGTAGCCGCAATCCAGGCCGCGCCAGTTCGGCAAATACAAGCTCCAACCGATCACGAATGTCGAAAACGCAATCTGCGTCCCTTTCAAAAACCACTGTTCATCATATTGGTGCATCTCCTGCGCGATCTGGATGAAAGGCTCGAAACCTTCAAACGAATAACTTTGCAGCTTGCCAGCTTTCTTCACCGTGACGTACTTCGCCAGCCAGTTGGGAAAATCCCACTCATCCTTCACGGCGCGATGCGTTTTCGCATTCACCCGCTTCAGCGCGCTGCTCGCCGCCGTCAAAACTTTTTTTTGCTCACTGATCACTGAATACTGTCCACTGCAAAATGGTTACTGGCCACCGGCTTCGCTTCATTCTCCTGAATGCGCGCTTCGATCTGCTGCAAAATGTAATTCTCCCGCTCCTTCAAAATCGGCGCGATTCGCGTGTCTTCGCCCAGCACGTTGAAAATGATCATCACCAGCCGGTCAATGCTGCCGCGAAAACCATAGCGCCCGCGCTCGCCCGTCATCTCGCCCAATTCTTTCAAGATCGTCCGCAGCGAATAAATCGCCCCTTCTTTGCTCTTGAACTTCAGTTGTTGAATATCATCGATGATGTCATTGCGAATGATCTTCAGCTTGCCGATCACCTCCAGCTTGTCGTTGACCACGGTTTGATCGACCTGCGCCGACACTTCTTTCTGCACCCGCTTCCTCCGCCGCTCCCACGCATATTTCAATCCCCACTTGGAAATGGTTTGCCGCTTGATCTTGCCGCATTCCTTTTTATTCTTCTTGCGCATCTCTAAAGCCACGTCATCGTAGCTCAAGCCCTGCGCATACAGGATAAAAGCCTGCTCTCGTTGTTCCAGCGTATAAGCCATTACGGCACCAATAATTTTCTAATGAACTCCGCATACAACCCCAGCAGCATCGCGATGATCGCCCAGTTTTGTTTTTGAATGAACTTGACTTCGTGCTCCAGCGCATCCACCCGCCGTATCAAACCTTTATTGCCGTTGCCATCGCCATAAACCGACAATTCCAACTCCGCAATATCTTCGTTGTTTTTTTGTGTCTGAAAAAACAATGCCTGCGCGTCCATCATCTTTCCTTATTCATTGATTACTGAAAAAGCGGGCTTGGCGAAACTTCCTATTTCAACCAAGCCCTTTGGCTGTGTTGGCTTGGGCTTTATAATGACGCAAACTTAGGAAAGCACAGCCGCGCCGTAAACGTTTGCGTCGCGTCCTTGCTCGTGTCGTTTTCGATCAACACCACGCGAAACTTATAAGGCACTCCGTAGCGCAGCGGAATAAACCGGTTGTTAAAGCTCGTCGCGTTCACGTTGCTAAACGTGTAAAACGTCACCCAATCATCGCCTGCCAAACTCGGCGTCGCCGTTGTCGAGGGACTGTCTTTATAGCTCACCTGAAACAAAGCCGTCAACCGCACCGAATCCGCCGTGGCTTCCGTGGTTTCCAGTTGCAGTGTAATCGTCGAATCCGGCACGTTCCGCGAGCTCATATAACCGACATAAAACGGCGTCGCCGATGACTTGTAAAGCACCACCGTATCCACCACCGAAATGCCGGTCGTAAACGTGTAGTTGTACACCACCGTGTTATCCCGGCTCTCGCTCGACTTGGTAATCGTCACCGTCGGCGTCGTCGCCCATGCCAAAATGCTGATCCCCGTCAACACCGCCAAAACCAAAAACACCGGACTGAAAATCTTCAAAAACTTTTTCATCGCCAATCTCCTTATAGTTTGCCTTTTGCTCTTTGCCTTTTAAAACGGCGCGCCAGCGGCTCAGGAAAACCGCCAGCGTCGCCAGAGCCGCGCCAGAGCCGTAGCGCAGCTTTCTCAACCAACTCAAAATCAAATATAGTAAACAAAATCCATCCTATCTTGCAAAAATACTCTAACTGAGTAATATTTACATGATCTAACAAAAAACAATTCTCCTATCAGTAGAATGGGCAGGTGATGATGTAGATGCTATCCAAATCGGAAACCGTTTCCGATCTCGTAACATTCGTTCACAATTATTACAAAATATGACGAAACCAGAAACAGTTTCCGATCTCGTAACATTCGTTCACAATTATTACAAAATATGACGAAACCAGAAACAGTTTCCGATTTCGTAACATTCGTTCACAATTATTACAAAATATGACGAAACCAGAAACAGTTTCCGATTTCGTAACATTCGTTCACAATTATTACAAAATATGACGAAACCAGAAACAGTTTCCGATTTC